CCGGTGAAATGTTATGAGGGTTTTGTCATAATGGGTCATGTGGCCACCTTATCCAGCGCTTCGCGCGCCCGGTCTAATGCAATTTGAAAATTGTCGGCGCGCGCGTTGTCCGGTAGATCCGGCGCGATTAGATCCGAATAGAAAATAAGCGCTTGCAGCGCGTTCATTAGGTCTTCGCTCATAGTTTACCTTTAGGTTATAGCGCGCACCCGCGCGCGCCCCTATACGGCCACCAGGGCCGCATACAGTCGCGCGCTAGATTGTGCAGCAGCCGCAGCATGGTGCGTCAATACACCGGCCGCGCGGGTTTCGGTAGAAGGTTTTTGGCCCGTCGTCGCCGTAGAAAACAACGCGAGAGTCGCCGGGTTCATCTAGCCAAGCGCGGCGCGTTATGGTGTCAAATTTAATATCATCGCCCGGGTTGATCCTGGCGCCGCTCCGGCTGCAGTGGCCGGGGTATTTTGCGCGCATGCTTTTAATTGTCATTTGGCGCCCTCTTCTAATAGAATTTTCTTAAGAAAAGGGATTGCAAAACCCGTTAAATTTGACAATTCTTTTAACGTCAAATTTGGGTTATTGTCATATATGCGCTTTATGTCTTCGAATGACAAACCGTTGAGTGATCTTTTTAATGTATAGCTCATTTTGCTAACCTCAAGTTAATGACGCGATGGCGCGCGCCGTGGGCTGGGAATCCTACAATTGTGGACCGTTGACGTTGACACAATTGACACGTCGCGCACGATACATCGTCGCGCTGGGTTGCTGGGCAAACCACCACCGGGCGGCCGGCTGGGGTTTTTGTGTTTTCGTTTTGTGTGCTGGGCAAAACAACGACGACGGGCCCGGCGTTTTGGTCGGCCAAATAATCGGCGTCGATTAGATCATTAGCCGATAAATTGACGGTAAAGCCCCAAGCATTCGCGTGGCGAATCCATGCAATGCTGGCCGCGTCGCGATGATGCGAATAAGTGAAGCCACGTTTGCCAGCATTCGCGGCCACTAGTTCGCCCAGCTTTACGGCGTCGATTGTCCCGTTTTGCTGAGGCAAATCACCGGCTTGGTTATGGCGCCACAATTGCCCAGCGGGTAACGCGTCGATTGTGCTGCAAAATTCGGCCCACGATGTACCGCGTTTTTTATCGCTAACGGCGGCCCAATGCAAGGCCAGCGGACCACTGGCGGCGTAACATTCGCCGCGCATGCTGCAATCACTGGGGCAAGAGTCGCGTTCTGTAGTGCTAACGGGAATCGGGCCGGTTTTGACGTTTGCGCTTTTAAGGGTTAGATGTGCTTGCATGCTCGGCCCCTTATTTGGTTAAAACGTCAAAATAAGCCAGGGCGCCGATTAGCAGCGCGCCAGCGACAATGGCCACGGCCAGTAGATCTAGAAATAATGCTTTTTTCATGTTGTTTTGCCTTTAGTTAAGATTAGAGAATAAAGGCCAGCTTTGCTGGCCGGTTTGATTTAGACAATGAATTCAGGGTGATTTGTAACGCCGAATGCCAGGGCATGCGCGCGAAGCGCGTCGGCGCTTTTCTTAGAACGGGCCGCGCGAATGAGTGCAGATATAGCGCGCGCGACGTAGTCAGGGCCTAAGCCAGCAGCGCGGTATTTTGTGATAATTTGCAACTCGCGAATTTCAGATTTAGTCATGTTTTGCCTTTAGGTTAGTTTAGGTTTTACTGGGTTTTTCGGACCCAGTGACGCTATTGTAAGGCATTTTCGTACACTGTCAACACCTATTTGCAAAAAAGTGACAATATGCAAAAATTGCATAATTTTGGGTCATTTGGGTTAGGGTTAGGTTATGGATTTGGGCTGGCATGACCCAATCGCAAAGCGGCGCAAATACTGGGTTTCACTTTGCTTTGGGTCATTTGGGTCATGGTTTATAGATAACATCAATAATTTATATACTGTATATATAGCCAGTAGGGTTAGTATCTAGGAAATCTCACCCGCGAACGCTCGCGCCTTCCCGCACCAATTTTTCTGGCATGACAAAATGACCCAAATGACCCAAAGCCTGGGCGCCAGATCTTTGCGTTTAGGTCATTTAGGTCATGCAAAAAACAATGACCCAAATGACCCAAAGCATGGCCATGCTGGCGCCAGCTTACAAATAAAAAACCATGACCCAAATGACCCAAATGACCTAAACGATGGCCATGCCGGCGCCAGCTTGCAGCATGCGCACGGTGGCCGCTGGCCATGCCGGCGCCGGGCCGATGGCAAAATACCCACAATGCCAGAAGGGGTACCCCAAGGGCCGGCGGCAAGGGCCTAGTGAAAACGGTGGACTCGCAAACAATTTTTTATTTTTTAAAAAACGGCATACAATCCCAGCCACGTGCAAAGCATGGAGAGCTTATGTTCTATTCAATACCATTTACACCGCGCAAGGTCGAAGCGACAGAGTCGCGTTTGAAGGCGGTGTATGACGCAGCCAAACTTGGCCTCAAAGGCGACGCCTTGGCACTCGCCGCAGGCATGTTGCCCACCGAATACCGACAACTCACGCAACTTGACCCCGTGGTCGAGATGGCCGCGCAAAAGGGCAAAGCAGACGCTGAGATAGAGATGGCCAACGTCTTGCGCAGCGCAGCGCTCCAAGGCGACGCTAAGTCAGCGCTTGAGATCCTCAAACATCAACACGGCTGGGTGGCCAAGCAGGCCATATCTGTCGAAGTCGACCAGCGCATATCCATCACAGGCGCACTGGCCGAGGCGCAGAAGAGAGTGTTAGATGTGACCGACATAGAAATAATCGAGGCACCCACGCATGCAATCGACCATATACAGCGCTGAAGACGAACAAGAACTGATGGCGCGTTTATGGGCGCCGGCAATCAAAGACAACCCACTGGCGTTTGTCATGTTTGCGTTTCCTTGGGGGCAACCTGGCACGCCACTGGAGCATTTCAAAGGCCCACGCAAATGGCAGCGTGAGGTCTTGTCAGACATCGCGGCGCACATCAAACAGAACCAGGGCAAGATTGACTTCGACACATTACGCCACGCCGTCTCGTCTGGCCGTGGTATTGGTAAGTCGGCCTTAGTGTCATGGATCACGATATGGATGCTGTCCACCCGCATAGGGTCAACGACCATCATCTCAGCCAACAGTGAATCACAACTGCGCTCTGTCACATGGGCCGAGATTACCAAATGGCTGGCGATGTCTCTTAACAGCCACTGGTTTGAAGTCTCAGCCACACGGCTGATGCCAGCCAAGTGGCTCACGGAACTGGTCGAGCGTGATCTTAAGAAAGGCACCCGCTACTGGGGCGTCGAGGGACGGCTTTGGTCAGCGGAAAACCCCGACGCTTACGCGGGTGTCCACAACTTTGACGGTGTACTGGTGGTGTTTGATGAGGCGTCTGGTATTGACGACAGCATTTGGGCTGTGACAGCGGGTTTCTTTACCGAGAACACGCCCAATCGTTTCTGGATGGCGTTTAGCAACCCACGCCGCAACACGGGGTACTTCTACGAGACATTCAACAGCAAGCGTGGTTTTTGGACAACAAAAGTCGTGGACGCTAGGACTGTCGAGGGCACGGACAAGCAAGTCTATCAGAGCATCATTGACGAATACGGCCCAGACAGCGCACAGGCGCACGTTGAGGTGTACGGTCAGTTCCCGTCAGAGGGCGACGATCAGTTCATTGGCGCCTTGTTAGTAGACGAGGCGATGAAAAGGCCTAAGTATCAAGATCAGTCAGCGCCTATCGTGATCGGCGTTGACCCCGCACGGTTTGGCGCGGACGCGACAGTCATCGCTATCAGGCAGGGGCGGGACTTGGTGGACATCCGGCGGCATCGGGGCGACGACACCATGACGGTCGTGGGGCATGTGATCGAGGCGATTGAGGAATTTAAGCCCACGCTGGTCGTGATCGACGAGGGCGGGCTGGGTGCTGGCATTGTCGACCGCTTAAAAGAGCAGCGATACAAGGTCAAAGGGGTGAATTTTGGAAATAAATCGACCAATCCCATCATGTACGGCAACAAAAGGGCTGAAATGTGGGGGAAAATGAAAGATTGGCTCAAAACGGCCTCAATACCGCTTGACAGGTTTCTTAAAACTGATCTAATTTCACCTATGATGAAGCCCGACTCCAAGGGTACGATTTTTCTGGAGTCGAAAAAGGACATGAAAGCCAGGGGGCTGGCATCACCCGACGCGGCAGACGCGATCTGTGTGACTTTTGCCTTCCCTGTGGCGCATCGTGAGGCGCGTGAACCCACGCAGCGCCGCACTTATGTGGATCGAAGCGTGGTGACAACCTCTTGGATGGGAAGTTAAAATGCAAAAGCCCGGACTCTACGCAAATATCCACGCCAAACGCGAGCGCATCGCCGCTGGTAGCAAAGAAAAAATGCGCCAGCCAGGCGACAAAGGCGCGCCGACTGCCAAGGCGTTCAAAGAATCCGCCAAAACAGCGAAGAAGAAGTGATCATGCCACTTGTCAAGTCAAAATCACCCGAAGCCTTCCGCAAAAACGTCGCCGCTGAAGTAAAATCTGGCAAACCCGTCAAACAGGCCGTTGCGATTGCGTATTCTGTCAAACGCGCGGCCCCACCAGCGAAGAAGAAGTAATATGGCAGACCCAACCGGCATGGTCGCAGCAGCTAATGTAGCTGCCGGCGGCAAACCTCTAAAAAGTGACTCTGACATATTGACCGTCGCTCGCGCACGCCTTGATATGGCTGTCTCTGCGCTGGCTGAGAGTCGTGAAGACGAAATCGACGATCTGCGCTTCTATGCTGGCTCACCTGACAACCACTGGCAGTGGCCTGCTGACGTTTTGGCCACTCGCGGTGCGGTGCAAGGTCAAACGATCAACGCACGCCCAACACTGACAATTAACAAACTGCCGCAACATGTCCGTCAAGTGACGAATGACATGCGTCAGAACAGGCCTGGCGCTAAAGTCATCCCCGTGGATGACAACGCCGATGTGCAAGTGGCTGAGATTTTTAACGGCATGATCCGCCACATTGAATACATCTCAGACGCTGATGTGGCATACGACACAGCATGTGAGAACCAAGTCGCCTACGGCGAAGGGTACATCACCCTGATGACCGAGTACTGCGACCCTGCCACATTTGATCAAGACATCAAGATTGGCCGCATCCGCAACTCATTTTCGGTCTACATGGATCCTTTGATCCAAGACCCCACTGGTGCAGACGCTAAGTATTGTTTTATCACCGAAGACCTGACCAAAGCTGAATATGAGCGTCAATATCCCGACGCTGCGCCTATCTCGACCTTGCAATCGCTTGGTGTGGGTGATCAGTCGATCAGCAACTGGCTCAATGAAGACACGGTTCGCATCGCTGGCTACTATTACATTGACTACGACAAGGCGACACTGAACATGTACCCAGGTGGGCAGACCGCGTTTGAGGGTACACCTGAAGACAAGCAATTGAAAATGGTCTACGGCAAGCCCAAGCGCAGCCGTATCTCTGAGCGCCGCCGTGTGAAGTATTGCAAGATCAACGGCTACGAGATCTTGGAAGAAAAAGAGTGGGCAGGCCAGTGGATTCCCGTGATCCGTGTGGTCGGCAACGAATTTGAGGTTGATGGCCGTATCTATGTCTCTGGTTTGGTCAGAAACGCCAAAGACGCCCAGCGCATGTACAACTATTGGGTGTCGCAAGAAGCCGAGATGTTGGCTTTGGCGCCTAAAGCCCCGTTTATTGGTTACGGTGGCCAGTTCGAGGGCTATGAGGACAAGTGGAAGACGGCAAACACAAACAATTGGCCTTATCTGGAGGTCAATCCTGACGTTACAGACGGTCAGGGTGCTGTTTTACCATTACCCCAACGCGCCCAGCCGCCAATGGCTTCTACGGGTCTTTTGCAGGCCAAAGCTGGCGCATCTGAGGACATCAAGTCCACAACAGGGCAATACAACGCATCTCTTGGCATGGGAAGCAACGAGCGCAGCGGAAAAGCGATCCTTGCGCGTCAGCGCGAAGGTGATGTTGGTACATATCATTACGGTGACAACCTGACACGCGCTGTGCGCCATGTGGCTCGTCAATTGGTTGACCTGATTCCTAAGATTTACGACACCCAGCGTATCGCTCGCATCATTGGTGAAGATGGCGAAACCAAGATGGTCAAGATCAATCCAGAGCAAGAAGAACCCGTGCGCGAGATTCGTGACATGGCAAACCCTGAGATCGTAATTGAAAAGATTTACAACCCAGGCGTTGGAAAATACGATGTGGTGGCCACAACAGGGCCAGGCTACGCAACCAAGCGCCAAGAAGCATTGGAAGCCATGGCTCAACTGCTTCAAGGCAACCCACAACTGTGGCAAGTGGCTGGCGACTTGTTTGTTAAGAACATGGACTGGCCAGGCGCACAAGAGATGTCCAAGCGCTTTGCCAAAACCATTGATCCTAAGATCATGGAAGACAGCGACAAGTCACCCGCCTTGCAAGCTGCTGAGATGCAGATGCAGGCTATGGCCGCTGAGATGGAACAGATGCACAGCATGCTTCAAAATGTCCAGCAGTCCATGGAAGCACGCGACTTGGACATCAAGTCTTACGAAGCTGAGATTAAGGCCTATCAGGCTGAGACACAGCGCATCAGCGCCGTGCAAGCTGGCATGACTGAAGAGCAGATCCAAGACATCGCCATGGGCGTGGTCGCTGCGGCTTTGGAGTCGCAGGGCATGATCAACCAGATGCCTGAAATGCGTGAAGAAACACCTGGAGAGATGCAATGAACGCAGCAGATTTTGTAGGCTTGTTGTTCCTAGCGCGGGATGTCACGCACAGCGTGCATTTGAACACCCGCAGCTACTCCAAACATGTGGCTTTAAACATCTTTTATGACCGCATCATCGGCGCGGCTGATGATTTTGCTGAAGCCTACCAAGGCAGGCATGGACTGATTGGCCCGATCACGCTACACTCAGCAAAAAAGACTAACAATGTGATTGAGTTTTTGGAAGATTCGCTTAAGCAAATTGAAGATTGCAGGTATGAAATTT